AAATTTAAAGTATCTAACGCATTAGAGAATTTAAGGAACATCGATACTCGTGGTTCATTTGAATCCGATGATGAAGTAGGTGCAACTTTTACCGAATTAAAAACAATTGTTGAAAACCTAAACGAAATATTATAATTACCAAAATGGCAAAACAAAGAAAACCAAAATCAAAAATATATTTCGGTACACCTGCACAAGATGCAATTGTAGAGTATAATAAATTAAAAGACCCAGTAAAACGTAGTAAACTTTACGAAGAAAAAATTAAAGCACCTTTTGAGAAATTAGCAGAAAATGTAATTAACACTTTTAAATTTTCATATTTTGATGTTCCTAAAAAAGATATTCAAACCGAAGTTGTATCTACATTGGTAGAGAAAATGCATATGTTTCAAGAAGGTAAAGGAAGAGCATTTTCATATTTTACTATTATTGCAAAGAATCATTTGATTTTAAAAAATAATGGTAACTACAAACGTTGGAAACAAAATGCATTGATATCCGATATGCCAGAAAGTTGGAATCCAGAGAATGATTTTTATGAAGTAGAGGAAGGTAGTGAGTTTAGAGAATTTAAAGACCTAATGTTATTGTATTGGGATAAACATCTTACTACTATTTTTAATAAAAAAAGAGATATACAAATTGCAGATGCAGTATTAGAATTATTCCGTAGAAGTGAGTTTATAGAAAATTTTAATAAGAAACATTTATATCTACTTATAAGAGAAATGACCGATTGTAAGACTCATTATATTACAAAGGTTGTAAATGTGATGAAACAACATCAGAAAAAAATGTTAAATGATTATTTAGAAACCGGAGATTTCACAGTTAGAAGTGAACCATTTTGGGTTGATATTTCAAAAATTGATTTAACCGAAGACGATATAGATGATGAATAAAAAATATATTTTAGGTATAGCATGTGGTTACCACGATTCCTCAGCAGCATTGATATTAGATGGGTTGGTTATCGGTGCAATGGAGGAAGAACGTTTTACAGGAGTAAAACACGATGCCATATTTCCAACTAATGCTATCAATTGGTTGTATAAGGATAATAAAATAACAGGTAATGATATATCAGTTGTTACCTTTTACGAAAACCCTAAATTAAAATTAGAACGAATTGAAGAATCTACTAAAAGAGGTGGATTAGTTAATTTCTTTAAACGAAAATCTATTATTGATTCAAATAAAGAACAGGCTAAAGAAATTGAATCTAAAATATATGAGATTACAAATCCAAATATAATCTTAGCATATGGTGACCATCACCTATCACATATCGCATATTCTTATTATACATCTCCATTTGAAAGAGCAACCATATTATCAGTAGATGGAGTGGGTGAATGGGAAACTACTGTTTTAGCATTTGCAGAAGGTAAGAATATTACAAAATTACAAAATATTAAATTCCCACATTCATTAGGAATGTTATATTCTACAATGACAGCTTTCTTAGGATTTAAACCAAATGAAGGTGAGTATAAAGTAATGGGTTTAGCACCATATGGTAAGTCAGAAACGTATTTAAATAAATTTAAACAATTATATAAATTAACGGAAGATGGTGGGTTTGAAATCAATATGAATTATTTTACATATGATTATTCAAACAATTCAATGTTTAATGAAAAATTAGCGGAGTTGTTTGAACTCCCAAATAGATTACCAGAAGATGAGTTAACACAAGAACATAAAGATTTAGCAGCAACAATTCAACATCAATACGAATTTCTATTTTTTAGATTATTAAATAAAATGTTTGCTATTAGGGCAACGAATAATTTATGTCTAAGTGGTGGATGTGCATATAATGGAACTGCAAATGGTAAGATTTTAAAAAATACTGGTTATAAACAATTATGGATTCCACCTGCTCCATCTGATGCAGGTTCTGCTATTGGGTGTGCATTAAATTACTATTATACACATAACGAATCCGCCGTTAGAGTTCCGAATACAAATCCGTATTTAGGTACATTTAATACTAATGATGAAATCGAAACCGAATTAAAAAACTATGAAAATGAAGTATGGTATGAATATAAAAATCATTCAGAAATTATTACAACTATTTCTAGAGAAATTACAAATGGTAACGTTATCGGTTGGTACGAAGGTAGAATGGAATTTGGTTCAAGAGCCCTTGGCAATCGGTCTATATTTGCTAATCCGCGAGACCCTCAAATGAAAGCAAGGGTAAATAAGGTAATTAAAAAAAGAGAAGGATTTCGACCATTCGCTCCGATTGTAAAAGAGGAAGACCGATTAAAATACTTTGATTACAAAGCATTAGTTCCTTATATGAATCAGGTAGTTCAAGTAAAAGAAGAACATATAAAAAATCTACCGGCTATTACACATATAGATGGTTCAGCTAGAATACAAACTTTAAATTTTAAACAACATCGTAGAGTATATTCCTTGCTTAGACAATTAGAGGAGGATAACGGATATCCAATTGTTTTGAATACATCATTCAACGTTAAAGATAAGACCATTGTAAACACCCCTAAAGATGCAATAGATACGTTTTTAGATTGTGATATGGATATGTTAGTTCTTAACAACTATATCGTTAAGAAAAAAATAAAATAGAATACAATTAATAAGAAAGGAGTTTATCTCCTTTTTTTATTTATAACTATATTTATTGTAGAGATTTATAACCAACTCATACGAACACCTAAAATGAATATCATACAAGAATGTATTATAGTTTCTAAAGAAATAGATGATAAATTTATTTTAGCAAAAAATCGCGATAGAGGGTATCATCCTAAATTAGAAGTAATCCACGAATTAATCGATGGAGTTGAAGTTGCCTATTTACACGATGAGGTAACTGATTGGAGTGAGGGGATGAACGAATACGGATTAGGCGTAGTTAATTCAGCCCTTTTAGTTGGATACGATGAGGCGGAAGGAAAGTTGATTCAAAATATGAGAGGGTATGGTGCAGACGGTGCGAAGATGAGAAGTATATTCTCAAAGAAAACTCTTAAAGAAGCAATCAAAGCAACAATAGTTTGGAAGGGAAATAAGAAAAAAGGATTAAGTGGTCATACATTTATTTCTACACCTAAACAAATGGTAAGTGTTGAAAATATACCAAACCTTAAACCTCAATTAGAATTACAAAATACTGAGAGTCCAGTTGTTAGAACAAATCACGGGCATGTTTATGTTGGTACAGGTTATTCTGATGGTAAAAAGTATTTAAGTTCTAAAATGAGAAAATTAAGTGCTGAAAAGATAATTGATAAAATTACCGATTGGAAACAAGTAGGTGTTGCATTAAGAAAACAATTCTTTAAAAAAGATAGTGTATTGAATATGAGAAAGGATACTCCTAAAATGTGGACGTCATCTCAAACTATAATGAACTTAACCGAAACTATATTAGAGGTAAACTATTACGACCATAAAGTTAAATCTTTTAATGGAATTATCAATAAACTACCTAAAGGACATACTCCTAAAATAAAAATTATTATAAACAAACTAGAAAAGGAATAACGCAATGGCAACTACAAAAAAAGAAGTAAAAGATAAGAACCGAAAGAAAATTGCTAAAAAGACAGTATCAGAACAGCAAAAAAAAGGAAATTATAAAAAGAAATCATAATTAAGAAAAACCCCACTAAAATGGGGTTTTTTTATTCCCTATATTTATATAATGAACTTAATTAAAAAAATATGAGTATAAATTTTGAGTTATTTCCGGGCAAGGATTTAAGTGGATTGTTTAAAGACATCTATGATAACCAACAAAACAAAAGAAAAAGAATTTCTGAATTAATCGCAGAAATGAAAAATATTATTCGTCATGCGGGTGATATGGCAGTTATTGGACCAATCATAAAAGACCTAGTCGATGTATCAGTTAGGAATGATGATTCTCTAATAAAACTTGCAGCAATTGCACAAAGAATAATTAGTGCAAATTCAAAATCCGAAGGAGATGTTGGATTCTTATCTGATGCTGAAAAGGAACAATTATTAAGAGAAATCGAAATAACTGTTTTAGAAGTAAAAGATGAACAAGATGCTAAGGTCGATGAGTTAACAAACGAAGTAGAAGAAATAAAACAAAAAATTAAAAAGTAATGGCAACTAGTAGATTAGGTATATCAAATAGTGGATTTAATCCCAACTCAACATCTACAGCAGGAACTGCAAATAACACAGTAGGTATTGTAGTAGATATCATATTAGATGATACAAGTGAATTATTACTTAAATATGATTTTAGTGAAGTAGAACAAAAAAATACATCTAATATTGGATTCGCAGCAATAAGACCAGTAAAGGATGCCACATCAGCTACTAAACAAAATAAAGCATATCCACCATTTAATCCAGAGGAAGGCATTCCATTAGTGGGTGAGACAGTTCAACTTATAGATGTAGCAGGTAGATTGCATTATAAAAGAACTATTTCAGGAAATATTAATATAGGTAATGCAAGAACCGATATAGATGTAAAAACCTACCCAATTACTCAACCTGCCGGTGGAAGTGGTGCAAGTGAATTAAGTACTGCAAATGCTACGGGAACACCTAGTGGTGGTGGGGGTACTGATGATAGAAAAACTGAAATCGGTAAATATTTTAAAGAACAACAAGTTAATCCTCTAAAATTATATGAAGGTGATAAAGTAATACAATCACGTTTTGGTCAATCAATTCGGTTTAGTGGATATAATAATGGAGATGGGGAAGATAGAAAATTTGCACCAACTATTATTTTAAGAAATAGACAAAATAGCGAATCACTTAATAAACTAAAAAAAGGGTCTTTAACCGAAGAAGATGTAAATAAAGATGGTACAACTATCGCAATTACATCAGGTGATTATAAATTAAATTTCCAACCGGGTATTATAGATGATGGTGGCTCTTCAAATTTTGAAACTAAACCAACTCATTTTGAATCATATCCATCGGAATTAAAAGGTAATGACCAATTATTACTAAATTCTGAAAGAATTATATTATCTGCTAAATCCAAAGAAATGATTTTCTATTCAAAAGGAAATTGGGGATTCATATCAGATGGTAAAATGTCAATTGATAATGGTAAAGCAGGTGCCGATTTGGATTTTAATGGTGATGTGAGAGTTACCACAAATGATAATAACACATATATTTTAGGTGGTAAAGGCCAAATATATTTAAATACTGAAAGTGATGCAGAACCATTGGTAAGAGGCCAAACTTTACAAGGATTATTAGAAGAACTCATTGATGCCATTAATGCACAAATATTTAAAACACCATCTGGACCTACTGCAACCGGTCCTGAAAATAGAGGTACATTTAATGATATTAAAGGTAGATTAGAAAAATTCAAATCAACTTTAAATTTTACTGAATAAAATGTCTTTAGAAATATTCAAACAAAATATGTTAAGTTATATGCAAAACCAACCAGGAATTGATTCCTATGGCGATTTTGCAAAAAAACTTACATCAGAATATGATATGGCAGTTAAACGTGGATTTGATTCTGTCAATAGTATTACAGTTGGTAAGGGTAATACTGAATTAATGGAAGCAACCTTAAATGGGATTCTTGCAACTGCATTACAACAACCATCGGGTGAACATCCTATTATTACTAATATGGGTCCTGCGTTTATCGCATATTGGACGGGTGCAACTATGTCGGCAGTTCCACCACCCGTTATACCATCTCCTGGTGCAGTTATAAATATTGCGATAGTTAGTAGTATGATTACAAATCCAGGAACGTGGCAACCAACTGATATACAAAGTTTAGAACCAATCTTAATAAAAGCATCGGATACTACTACTCCTACTAAAAAAGTATTTGAAGATAGTTATGCGTTATCAGATGAAGATATTGCAGTAAAAAAAGAAGAAGTTAAAAAGGCAACAACTACATTAAATCATCCAAAGGCTACCGAAGAACAACGTGATGGTGCTAGAGAATATATTGAAAAAACACAAAAAGAAATTGATACAAAACAAGCTAGTTCGGTAGAATCAAACGAACCTATAAATTCAACTCCTGTTAAAATTGATGGTAATACTGATACATCATGTCCTATTGGATTAAAAGTAGTTGAGTTTGCTAAAAAAGATGTTGGTATATTGGAAACTGGTACTAAAGCAAATAATGGTGCAGGAATGAATTATGGAGGAAACCAAGCAGGAGGAGAAACTCCACCGGGAAAACCCGGCCGGATTGATACAATGGTTCAATTAACGGGATTAGATAATCAGGGACAGGTCCGAGCAACAGGTGAGGGATATTACTGGTGTGCATCTGCAGTAACTGCTTGGTGGAAATCTGCGGGGTTAAAAACACCTCCTGGTTCTGCCTCGTGTAAGAATTGGGCTATTTGGGGTAAAAAAAATGGTACATATACTAAAACACCGAAAATAGGTGCTGCAGCGTTATATGGACCGGAGGGTAAAGAACATCATATTGGAGTTGTAGCAGCAATATCTAAAGATGGTAAGATAACTACAATAGAAGGAAACACAGGCGGTGGTGGATTTAATAGAAATGGATGCGGATGTTTTGTAAAAACTCCAAGAGTATCAACCATTTCTGGTTTTGTGATTCCACCCAATTGTATGGATAAAAAATAAAATTATAGTATAGTTAAACGAAATGGCAAAACCAACAGATGATTCGGCAGTATTTTTAGACCAATTGATTGCATCGATTCAAACTCACTTGCCTACAATTCAAGGAATGTTTTTAACTACATCTCTATATCCACCCCTTTTAACACCTGGGCCGGGTGCAGTTCCATTTGTAGGTTATACAATACCACCTGCAAGTCCATCTCCACCAAATCCACCGATAGATGCTAATCAGCAAATTGCTGATAACAAAACAGCATATGATAAATTGGATTGGTCTAAAGTTGGTTTAGATAAAAACGACCCCGAAGTACAAGATATAATAAATCCAGATGTTAAAAAAATTAGTAAAAAGATTTTTGAAGACCCATATGTAGAAGATGATTTGGAAGGTGGTAGTGCAAGGGTTTCTCAATTAGATAACTCTAAAGCAGAAAAGATTGACCAAGCACTTTATGACCAGGGAATTCTTAAACCACTTGAAACTGATACTGATTTAAAAAGTGGGTATAAAAATTTAGATGAGTTATTAAAAATTGCCGGAGCATGGGCACCTAAATTGGGTAAGAATCCAAGAGTTAATTATGGAAATTTAAGAAGTGGTTATATCAAAGGTGTACATGGATTATGTCCACAAGGTACACAATCGGTCGTAGTTGCATTAACAGGTGTAAGTGGGTTAGGTAGGTTAACTGGTAATGCCGATTGGTTTTCATTCAAAGACCCATCTACTGGCGGAGGGCGTTCATCTTTTGCAGTAAATATTGGTGGTAAAGTTTATTATAACGAAAAGGTCAAAGTAAATTCAGTATATACTAAAAATCCTGCACAATGGCAAGTTGGTGATATAGTTGTTATGGGGTACTTAGATGATAAACCATATGGCCATATTCAAGTTTGGACAGGATGGAAATGGGTTAGTGATTTTTCTCAAAATGTAATTCAAGCCAACCATGTTGATAATACAACTATTGCAATGTGGAGGTTAAATGAAAATGGTAAAGCAGCAATCCAATCTCAGAAAAATAAAAAAGCATAAGATAATTTAGGTTAAAATCCTTTATAAAAATGCAAAATACTCAAAACATATATTTATAGTAAGTTAACAAATATTTTTAAAATGGATTCTAAAAAATTAGCACAACTAATTAAATTGGTTGTAGAACAAGAAATTAAGAAACAGCTTCCTAAAATGATTAAAGAGGAAGTTACTAAGTTATTAAACGAAACGACAACTCCAAAACCTAAAAAGGATATTTTGGAAGAAGTTGACCCATTTGAGTTGGCAACTCTATTATTAGAAAAAGATAGAACAACAACTACTGCTATTAAAGAAGAAGTACGACAAGTTCAACCAACAAAACAATTGAGTAGAAATTCAACTATAAATGAAATACTAAATCAAACCAAACCATTTACTGCTGCACAAAGAAATGCAGGACAAGTGGGAGGTGGTTCATCTATTTTAGATAATTACCAAATGGAACAACCAATAAATGAAGGTTACACAAATTCACACATTCCAAACTATATGGATGCTGAACCTGATATAGATGAAACAATATCATACGGAGGTGGAGCACAAGGTGGGATTGAAACAATGAGAAGTCAAATGGCTTCTAAAATGGGTTATGGTGATATGGGAGGAAGTGGTGCTAAAAAAGGTGGATTAGGTGTTACGACTGGATTAGCAGGATTAGACAGAATTTTAAATAGAGATAATTCGGAATTAGTTAAGAGGTTTAAGAAATAATATGGCTTATGTACTTGGTAGTAAAATTGTAAAGGATACGCAAGAATTTGATTCTTACGCGTATGGAATAACTTTACCCATTAAAAAGGGTAATACTGGTTATTTTGAACAAGCCTTTACATCTTTCGAACAAGCAAAAGCAAATTTAAAAAATTTACTATTAACGGCAAAAGGTGAGAGAGTAATGCAACCAGAGTTTGGTACGGGATTACAATCACTTTTGTTTGAACCGATGGATGATACGTTTGAATCGAGATTACAAGATGTAATTACTCAAACTGTCAGTTATTGGTTACCATATATTAATATTGAACAAATTGATGTAGAAATGACTGATGCTATGAAAGATAGACATACTGCACATATGACAATTCAGTTTACGGTCGGAAATACAATTGAAACACAAGAAATAACTTTTACAGTTAGGGGATAATAATAATGGCATTAAATAGTATAACAAGAAAAAGTAATCAAGGTAGAGATATAAAATATCTTAATAAAGATTTTGCCGGTTTCCGTCAAAACTTAATTGAGTATGCCAAAACTTATTTTCCACAAACATATTCGGATTTTAATGAAACCTCACCAGGTATGATGTTCATAGAAATGGCATCGTATATTGGGGATGTTTTGGGTTATTATATAGATGATACTCTTAAAGAATCCTTAATGTTATATGCAGAGGATAAAGAAAATGTTATCGCACTTGCACAATATTTAGGATACAAACCAAAAGTAACATCACCTGCATTAGTAAGATTATCAGTTTATCAATTAGTTCCAGCAACTGGGTTGGGTGTGAATAATAGACCTGATTCTGATTATTTCCTTAGAATTAAAGAGGGAATGGTAGTAGAGGCAAACACAACTGGTACATTATTTAGAACAACTGAATTATTGGATTTTAGTGTTGAGGATGAAAGAGAAATTACAATATATAGAAAAGATACAAATAACGAACCAACTTTTTATTTAGTTAAAAAATACGTTAATGCAATATCTGCGGAATTAAAGACGGTGGATATTACATTTGGAAGTGCACAAGAATTTTCAAAAATAGATTTAGCAGAAACAAATATAATTCAAATATATGATGTAAGAGATAGTAATGGAAATAAGTGGTACGAAGTTCCATATCTTGCACAGGAAATGGTATTTGTTGATTATCCAGTATCACATCAAACTGATAAGGATTTGGTACAATTTAAAGATTCAGTTGCAAACGTTTTAAAATTAATAAAAACTTCTCGTAGATTCGTAACAAAAGTAAATGCAGACAACACTACAACAATTGTGTTTGGTGGTGGTAATTCTACCTCATCTGATGAAACTCTTATACCAAACTTTAAAAATGTAGGATTGGGATTAAATTCATCAATAGATAATTTAGGTGCATCATTTGACCCTGCAAACTTTTTAAAGACAAGAAGTTATGGACAAGCACCTGCTAATACCACTATTACAGTTTCGTACTTAATAGGTGGTGGAATTTCAGCAAATACACCAAAAGGTGAATTAAATAGAATAACAAACGTTTCGTTTGATGAAGATACAATTTCACTTAGTGGAGACCAATTAGCAGCATATAAAGTTGCTAAAGGTTCAATTGCAGTTGAAAACGAAACAGCAGCAAATGGGGCAAGAGGTGCTGAAACTATTGATGAAATTAGAGAAAACGCACTGGCAACCTTTGGTTCTCAAAATAGGGCAGTAACCCGTAAAGATTATCAAGTAAGAGCACTATCACTACCTGCAAAGTATGGTGGTGTTGCTAAAGCATATTGTGCACCGGATGGAGAATTAGATAATAACTCACCATCATCTATCCTTGCAAACCCAGATACTCTAAGTGAATTTACAGGTATTGTAACAAGTTTACAAGGTAAGAGTGAAATGGAAATTAAAGATGCGGTTAATAAATTTTTAGTAGGAAAGAAAAATAATACTAATGAAAAGAATAATCCATTTGCAATTAACTTATATATTTTAGGGTATGATTCTAATAAGAATTTAGTACAAATTGGTACAAACCAAGCCCTAAAAGAAAATCTTAAAACTTATTTAAATGAATATCGTTTGTTAACAGATGGTGTAAATTTAATGGATGGATTTATTATAAACATTGGTGTTGATTTTGAAATTAGAACTTATAGTGGATACAATAAAAGAGAAGTATTAGTAAGATGTATTGATGAAATTACAAATTACTTTAATATAGATGATTGGACATTCAATATGGCAATTAACCTAAGTGAATTAGAATTATTAATTGCAGGAATAGAAGGAGTTCAATCCGTTCCAAAATGTGAAATTGTAAATAAATGTTTAGGTCAATATTCAAGTAATTCATATAACATTGCAGAAGCAACAAAAGGTAAAATGGTGTACCCATCATTAGACCCGTCAATATTTGAAGTTAAGTTTCCGGCAAAAGATATTAAAGGGAGGGTTGTTTAATGTATACTTTTTTAACAGCATCAAAAGATGCAACAATCTATTTACAACAACCAACTCAAAACACTGGTTTAGATGAGATATTAGAAATTTCTAAAGTATATTATGGAAATTTAAAAGATGTTGCCCATACTTTAATAAAGTTTGAAACAACTGCTCTTTCTGCATCTCTTGCTAGTGGTGCGGTTACTATGAGTTCTGCAGAATTAATTCTTAGAGAATGTGAAGCAAATGAAATACCAATAGATTATGTAATCTATGCAAATCCAATTACACAAAGTTGGGATATGGGAATCGGTACTCGTTTTGATGATATCTCAACGGATGGTGTTACTTGGAATCATCGAAGAACAGGAGTAGATTGGATTACAAATGAATTATATATTACGGGTAGTGTAACGGGCTCATACAATGGTAAGGGTGGAGTGTGGTGGACGGGTTCAGCAACATCACAATCATTTAGTTATCAAAGTGCAGATATTAATATGAATGTAAAAACTATGTTTACTTCATGGATATCGGGTTCATTGCCAAATGAGGGTATAATTTTAAGACATTCAAGTGTATTAGAAAACGATGAGGAAGATTACGGACAATTAAAATTCTTTGCAAAAGAAACAAATACTATATATCAACCAAAAGTTAGAATTGGTTGGAATGACCAATCATTTGTAACGGGTTCGTTAACTCAACTGACTTCTGATGATATTCATGTAACATTTAAAAAATTAAAAACAAAATATAAGGTAGGAAGTATTATTGAAATTGGAGTTTTTGCTAGAGAAAAATATCCACTTAAAACTTACTCAAATACCTTTGCATATAACGATATAAAATATTTACCATCTACAACTTATTATCAAATTAAAGATGTTATTACTGATGAGGTTATTATTCCATTTAGTGATTATACAAAAGTAAGTTGTAATAGTAACGGAAATTATTTCAAATTAAATTTAACGAATTGGGAAACTAATAGAAGTTATTATGTTGAAATAAAAATAGATAGAAGTGGTGTAATAGAATATTTTTCAGATAAAGATTTAACGTTTACAATAGAGAAATAAGATATGTCATTACAAAACGAATTTAGAGTTTCAGAATTAATATCAAGTGGTTCTGCTGTGATTACCTCTCAAAACGAGCAAGGTAATCATACTTTTTATATCAAACCCACTGCCGAAGATTTTGATGGTGAAACTTCTGGATATGTTGAACGACCTAAATATAATGAAGAACAATTAAAAAAGGCGGTTAATGTTGTTGTTGATGAATTAATAGCAGCACCTGCAAAACCACAACCAAAAGTTGTTCCTCAAAAAACATATGATAGATTAGAAACAATATACAATCAATCATTAGGAAAAAATACTGATTTAAGTAAACAATTAAGTGATGCCTTAGCAGAGATAGAAACCCTAAATACTGCAAATGATGCATTGGCTACTCAAATAGATGTAGAGAGATTATTAAGGGCATCTGCAGAAAATGAATCTCAAATTACGAATGAAAAATATGTTTCTCTAATACAAGATTTTCAAAACGCACTTTCAAAGGGTATTAAAGAAGGTATTGAGAGAGTTTCATTAGAAGCACAACTTAGAGGATTACAAGCTGAAAAGCAAACCTTTGATGAATTACAAAAGAATTTAACGGCTCAATTAGATGCTGCTAATGCAAGAGGAATAGAATTACAAAATCAAGTTACCAACGCTCAACAATTATTAGCATCTGCTCAAATTACGGCATCACAAGCACAAGCATCTGCTGCAGCAGCAAATGCATCTGCCACTCAAGCACAACTTGCTAATACTAAGAAAAAGAAAATTATTTGTAATGAACTTTACAAACAAGGATTCTTACCACAACATATTTGGAATGCGGATGAGTTATATGGTGAAATGATGTATAAGAAAGACCCATCATTAGTTTTAGGATATATGATGTGGGCTAAAAATGTGGTTAACTTTATGAAGGCAAAACCACAATATACAAAGTGGATTTATAAAATGGTAAAGCCGTGGACAGAACATATGGCTTACGAAGTTGGAATTTTACCTAATGATAATTGGATAGGAAAACTAATTCATAAATTTGGTAAACAATATTGTTATTATGTTTATAATAAACAAATGAGTAAAAGAAAAATACTAGCATGGCAATAAATCAATTCAAAGAAATAGTAGATAAAAAAGGCTACAAAGTTGATAGTAAAGATAGAGCAATTTTTGAAAAAGAAGTTGCCAAATCTTACTTTGGGTTAGGTGATGCCGATACTATTGAATTTATTTTATATGATTCAAGTGATAATTTATTACCACAAGGTGAAAATGGAGATTTAGTTAGATATATTTTTTTAGATGATGCAAACATTACAAAATATTTTATTTTTAGTGAAAACAAATCTAATAAAAAAACAAATGGTGCTAGAGAATATATTATTGATACTGAAAAGTTAGTAAGAGATTCTGGCTATTCTAATGGAATATTTAAAACTCAAACAACCCTACTAAATAGAAGAGTTGGTTCTGAAACGGTGGATAAGGATAAATTATGGATACATGAAATATCACCATCTCGTACTGAAATTAGGGTTTTACCATTAAAAGATATTAATGAAAATACAATTGAAGATTTAGATATCAGATTAAATATTTTATTAAAAGATGGACAATTTAAAGATGATACAATTTATTTTATAGAACCATTTGTACAATCATTAAAAGTAGAAAATATTCTAAAATCATTCTTAATGCAAAAGGGAACAATTGCAGAAGGAGAACAATATAGAAAGTTAATCCAAACCGAATTCAAAATTCAGAATTGGGAAAATTTTATAAATACAATTAGAGAAAAATTAGTTGAGACTACCAAACATTTTGTCGGTAATAGAGATACTAATATAACCTCTCTTAATTATGGTAAACCACTTTCTACCCCAAAACCAATAGAATTATCAATAGTTAAAATAAAAGAATTTATAATTAGTTCTCTTATTCAAATTATAAGTTTTTATTTACCTAAACAAGATATACAAGAAGATAATATATTAACAAAAGAAGAGCAAATTACATTAGATGCAACTAAGGAGATTTTAAAATCAATAATTAGTTCTAATACAAATGAGGCTAGTGGTATTGGTAATAAACAAGGAGTAGTCAGAGGATGTACTGACAGAAACGCTAAGAACTATAACCCATTAGCAACGGAATCCGATGGTTCATGTCAATATAATCCACCAATAGATGTAACCCCAATTGAAAAAATTAAAGGATGTATGGATTCATTTGCTTTGAATTATAATAAATTTGCAGTTATCGATGATGGTTCTTGTAAATATGCAACCAGAGATGGAGATGTTAAACCACCAACAACTACAAAAACATTCTATGTTTGGTCATCGGAAGGTGGTATATTATTTACTGATGCAGATGGTAATAAACAAACTAATGTTTTCGGCAGAGAATATGATTCATTGACAATTACATATCAAGTAATTGATTCGTTTAGTGGTGATGTAAGGGAAGTGCCAAAAATTAGAGAAACATATAAAACTGCATTATATAGAGTTTATAATAATTCATATTATACTTGGAATGGAAGTGGGTATAATGGATATAATGGATATAATGGATATGATTCATATAATGGAATGGGTTATAATGGATATGATTATGGGTGGAATGGATATAATCAAAATGGAGGAGTATCTGCACCAGTATTTTATAAAAACTCAAGTGGATATCCCGTTTCGTTAGATTCAATACAACCAGGCCAATCAGTTGAAATATGTGCAGTTGAGAATAGTATTAGTAGTGGGCCATATATACAAGTTGTTTTAGTTGGTCCTTGTAATGGTGAACCAAATACATATATACCCGTAACACCTAGCGGTGGTGGTGGTGGTGGAGGAAATACATTCGGTGGAGGAGCAGGATATGATGGTAGTTTTGGTGGTGGTGGCGGAGGTGGAGGACAGTTCGATACCCAATCATTACAAAATTTTTCATAAGTAATTGATAAAATCATACTTATATAAACAAGGATTAGAATAAATGTCAGCAGCAGCAAATAACGACCTATTTCAAAATGATAATACAATGAATACCAATCCAAATGGTGTTTCATTGGGTGCACTTAATGATGGAACTGGTACTGGTGGATATGGTGGTGCAACATATGGATTTATTCCTATTGGTGGCGGTGGAGGAGGTGGTGGAGGTACTATCATTTACGGATGTACTGACCCTGCTGCTAGTAATTATAACGCTGCGGCATCCTATAATGATGGTTCTTGTTTATATGCCCCAACTAATGTATATAATACACAAAATTTAGTAGTTGAAATAGGAATACAATCTAATCCACAAGATGGAATAGTATTGGTAGATGGTGTAATACAAAATGTAAAATCAACCCCTACTGAATTAACCTTTAATCAAAAAGAGTTACTTACTCCTAAACAGATAACACTTCAAAAATCAGGAGTAGAATCTTCAGATGTTTATAAGGTTTATACTTTAAAAAAAGAAAATAGAAAACAAATTCCGGTAGAAATTCCATTTGATGATGTAATTGGTTATACGTTTGAACAAGACCCCCAAAACCCAAACTCAGTAATTAGGAAAAAGGTAGAAAGACCAAAAGTATATGAAAGTTTAGTATATTTTACTTATTATCAATTGATAGTTGAAAAATTAATCGATGGTAAGTTTGTTCAACAAAACGTATTAGAATCAAGTACTGAAACTGATGCTGTATTAAGTACAACATTAAAATTTGATTTACAAACATTTCCAGTACCAATTGACCCACTTCCTGAAGCGGTTGCAAGGATACAAATAAATGGTGATGTTTATCAAAATGATTTAATATCATATCGTGCATCAAATGGTGTAACTGGAAATGTTACATCTGGCAGAAATGAATTTGATTTCTCACCCAATTCAGGTGGTGGTAATTATATTCAATTTACTTCAAACGGATTATCATCACAAACACATGCAGTTGTATACGAAGTAATTACAAAGGGAAATAGTATTAAATATGATAGGTTAGATTTTAAAATAGAACCAGGAATTGATAATGTAGTAGTTAATGTTTCGGTATCTAAAAAATCAAATGATAATATACCTGCTGCAGATGCCCCTACATTAAGAACCGAAGGTATTTCTTTTGAATTTAATATAGCAGGTAATGATAATTTAAACATACCATATAATAGTGCTAATGCATCGGAGATTATCTATTCATTAGGTTCTACCCAACGTACACTATCCCCAAATGGTTCAATTGTTTTATCTAAAAATGATTTTTATAATGGTGTTGGTAACTATGTGGTTTATTTACAACCTCGTTCGGATAGAGCAGGCAGTGGTCAAACTACAAAGATTACAATCAATGTAGTTAATAAATACTATCTACCAGGACCAGATATTACACATATTAATTATCCGCAGAATATTAAAGGTGCGGATTTTAAAGGATTTAATGTTGATTTTGATATTAGTTGGCAATCAATTAATACAAACTACATTGAGATGTATGTCTCAAAGTATGATAAACAATATGCAATTGGTAAACTATCACCTGCAGGTTTAATTACATTAAATGTAGAAGAAGTTTTAAGAAAAGCACAAAATCAATTTAATGAAGATACTGATAAAGTTCAATTTGAAATTTTATTAGTTCCGTTTAATGCAGAAGGTGATGAATTAACCGAAGGTAAGATTGAAAGAATTTCCATTTTATTTGATAAAGGAGATTTAAAATTACGAAGAGGTAGTGTAATTGCCGATATTAGAAGTGCGTTTGAAATTAACTTAGACCAAAAAATATTAGAAGAAGAAATTTCTAAATTTTTAACTCACTATCTACACTTAGGTGATGGTGATAATAAATTAATTGCAACTTGGGGAGTTGATACTGAAACTTTTTCTGAATATAAAACAAATTCAGAGACGGGGACTCGTACAAAAACAAAAGAACAAAAATCTTTAGTTTTAAAATTGTATGAACCACTTCCTAGAGAGATACAACCCAATCAACAATTATGGATATCTAAAATTCAATCAATTCCTATAATAGAACAAGTTACTATTATTGATGAATTAAAAAGTGAGTGTACTCCATTAAAACCAAATTTTAATGTAACAATTGGTGATGAAATTGGATATCAAATATTGGATGATTTAATTTCAAGTGGTTCTAACACATCTACTGATTTAATTAACTCATATGTGAGTTCAAGTGAATTTTCATTAGAGAATTTAAATATTCAATATGAAAGTAGTTCAACTTATGCGTGGTCTAATTTTGTAAAATACTCATCAGCAGAAGAAAGAGTAAAAAACTTTTTATATAAAGTTGAATTAATTGAATTTTATAATACTAAAATAAATTTTGTATCAAGTAGTTTAACGTATTCCCCATCATCATCGTTAGAATACAAAAAACATATTGAAAATAAAAATAAAGTTCAAGCTGGATTTGATGGATTTGAAAAATATTTGTTTACATCATCATCAAATGGATTAACGTATCCATTTATTGATTCATCATCGTATTACAATCCAAGTAGTTCTCAAGTTACTGATTGGTATAATGGAATTATAGATGATGCACAACAATACGATTATAATAACAAAAATATATTAGTAAACAATATTCCTGCACATATTACAAATGATGCTGAAAATGCTGAGTTTGTTTTATTTTTAAATATGATGGGTCAACACTTTGATACCCTATGGTCATATACAAAAGGAATTGCACAATCTAAAAAATTAGAACACAAATACGAAGATGGTATTGGTAATGATTTAATATATCATATGTTAGAATCATTGGGTTGGAACGCCGATATGGGAGTTCAATCTCAATACCTATGGGAATATGCATTTGGCAAGAATTCAGATGGGTCATCTTCATCTTCAATGAGTGGAAAATCTCGTCAACATCAAGTATGGAGACGAATACTAAATAACTTACCATATCTATTAAAACATAAGGGTACAAAAAGGGCATTAAGTGCAGCAATGGCTTGTTATGGTGTTCCATCCTCCATGTTAACAATAATGGAATATGGTGGACCAAATGACCCATCAACTGATGCAACTACAACATTTACATTTGATGATAGAACCTGTGCGTTACATTTTGAAACGGGTTCATTCTTACAAGTTCCTTTTAAAGATTATTCAGATTCCAATGGAACTGATTTTCCTAACGCAATTGAATTTAGTATTAATACTATACAAAGTAGTGTTACTCAAAGCCTATTAAGAACTGATAAATGGGTATTAGATTTAGTACCGGGAACTGGTTCTCTTGCTAAATTAGAATTTAAAATTACAGGTAGTAATTCAACTCAATCGGTATCTACTGATTATATACCATTCTACAATGATGCATATACAAATATTGTTTTAAATAGAAGAACTGGTTCTACTACCGAAGTGTTTGAATTGTATTTCAAAGAAGGATTTCAAGGAAGAATCAGAAATGAAGCAAATGCTACTTTATCATTACCAATTGGTTCAACTACTTGGAAATCGGGTTCTATACTATATGTCGGTGAAGGATTAACTGGTTCATTAGATGAATTCCGTTTATGGAGAACTCCTTTACCGGAATCTCGTATTGATAACCATACCTTATTGCCTGATGCAATTGATGGTTCACATATTTCTGCATCGACGGTTGATTTGTTATTCCGTTTAGATTTTGAATATCCAATCAGTACTACCGGTTCAACATCAGTACCATCTGGTTCTATTAAAAACGTTTCTATCAATAATGGGTACTCAAATTTTGCAACTGCCTCTAATTTTACTGCAAATACGACATATCCATATAATTACATACCATATGAAAGAACAGTAACTGCAAAAGTTCCTTCAAGTGGATTGACGGTAGGAAATAAATTTCGATTTGAAACACAAACCCTATCAGGTGATTTAAATTATAAAAGTAGAGCAACTAAAAAATCATATGACCAGGCACCAATAGATACGGATAGATTAGGATTATTCTTCTCACCTATGAAGGAAGTGAATATGGATATTCTACGTTCTTTGGGTGAGTTTAATATAGATGATTATATTGGTAATCCTGCAGATGAATACAACGATTCATACTCAGATTTAGCTACTTTAAGAAATTATTATTTCCAAAGATATAATTTAAATACTCACGAATATATTCAATTAGTAAGATATATTGATAAATCACTTTTTGAAACATT